AAACCATCTACAGAAGAAGCACAATATTGGGAAGGTTGGGGAACTGCCTTAAAACCTGCTCAAGAGCCTGCTATCCTTTGTAGAAAGCCTATAGAGAAGGGTTTGAATGTATCAGAGAATGTTTTGAAGTGGGGAACAGGTGCGATAAATATAGATGCTTGTAGATTTGGATATGGTGATCCTTGTTGGGTAGGACCTCAAGATCCTGTAGGACCTAGATCAGTTGGAGGTTGGCAAGATGCTTATGTTGGAGGAAAATTAGTCAATCCAATTTCAACAGAAGATCCTGAAGCGAGATGGCCTGCAAATATATATCAATGTGCAAAACCTTCAAGATCAGAACGTGAAACAGGACTAGATGATCTACCTAAAAAACCTTCAAGATCAAATATGAATAGTCACAATGGAACAGGAGAAAGAGTCGATGGAAATCCTACACCTATGAGAGGTAATTTCCATCCAACAGTAAAACCTACAAAACTCATGGCATGGTTATGTCGTCTTCTAACTCCAAAAGGAGGAATTGTATTAGATACATTTCTAGGATCAGGAACAACAGGAGTATCTGCTTCTATGGAAGGCTTCAAATTCATAGGTACAGAAATGAATCCTGAATACTGTGATATTGCGCTTCAGAGAATCAAACATGCAACAGGTCATGATATAATCAAAGTAGAAGCTGTTATCTTTGAGGTGAATAATGTCGAAAGTAGGTAGACCATTGAAGTTGAATGAAATCGTGATTCAAATGTTAGAGAAGGCTTATAGTTTGGGTATGTCTCCAAAACTAGCATGTGATCATGCTTCTGTATCTCAATCCTCATATAATACTTGGATGCAAAGAGGAGAGAAGGATCGCTATGACAATGAAGAAACCATCTTTGCAGATCTGAATCGAAGAGTAAAAAAAGCAAGGTCTAATCATGCACTTGCTAATCTTGCACTTATACAGAAGGCAGCAAAAGAAGACGGAACTTGGACAGCAGCAGCATGGCTCCTCGAGAGAGTACACAAGGAATATCAGAAACAACCGGAGCAGATCGTTGAGGTAAATGTAGATAATAGACAATTATCAGTGGTTCAGTTAATGAAGGAATTAGAGAATACAGATCAGGAGATCAAAGAGTTGATTGCTAGACCTGTGATAGATCTAGATGAGGAGTAGAGAATGAATGCAAGCATAAAGAATGTTCATTTCGGTAAATGGTTGAATAGAAAGATAGGATCAAAAACGCACTTCTGTCAAAGGTTTGAATGGAAATCTAGAGAGTTACTTAGATGGTGTCAAGGTAAGAACTTTCCTAAATCACCAGTATTATCTCAACTTCTCTATGATTTACATCTTCATATAGGACAGGAATATACATCACTACTAGCAGAATGTCACGAACAACTTATGAAGGATCACAAAGTTTATAAATATGAGCAGGAAAAAATTAGAAGACAATCTGAGAAAGAAGCAGCAACTGATAGAGAATGCTAAGAAATATCCTCTTTCTGTTTCTCTTCTATGGGTTCCTTATTGCCATAACTGGAAAGGCATAACAGGAGAACGTGATCGGGGTTGCGGCCGTCCTATGAAAAGAATCAAAGGGGATCTGTATAGGTGTGATCATTGTGATATTACAGAGAAGAGAACATCACAACAACATTCTCTTCTCTCTTTAGGTTCTGAGAGTACTTTGATATCAGGAGGTAACAGAGCAGGGAAAACAGAAGTAGGTGCATGTTTATCTGTAGCCTTTGCAAGTGGATCAAAGGAGCAATATGTCAGAGATTGGTTACAACTTAATAACCTACCTCTTGATCTCGTTCCTGAAAATCCTAGTACTGTTTGGTGTGCCTCTTTGAGTTATAAAGACGGTCTAGAATATCTCAGGCCAAAGTTAGATAAATATCTACCTATAGGCACAAAGAAAACACGTTGGACTTCTCAAGATCGGGCGGTTGCTATTCTACCCAATGGTGGAAGGATCGTTTCTATGAGTTGTGATTCAGGTCGTGAGGGTTTTCAAGGTGGATCTGTCTCTATGGTGTGGATTGATGAAGAGCCAAACGATGAAGGAATATTTCACGAGTGTCTTCTTAGAACAGTAGATCAGAAGGGTAAAGTAATAATTACAGCTACACCTTTGAAGGGTCTATCTTGGATGTTTGAAAGATTTGTTGAAAATCCGGCAAAGGGCTTTGAAGTTGTCAAAATATCAGGTCTAGATAATCCATATGTATCTAGTTTCAAGATGAGGAGAACAGTATCCCATCTTACAGAAGCATCTCAAAGATCTAGATTGTTTGGTGAGTTCTCTTCTCAATCCGGTCTGGTTTATCCTGAGTTCTCCAAAGATACTCATCTTATAGATATAGAAGAAATTCCAAACCACTGGAGAAGATATATATCTATTGACTTTGGATCTAGTCATCCCTTCTGTGCTTTATGGGTTGCAGAGGCCCCCGCTGGTTATTACTCTTCTGATACTACTCTGATTGTATACAGAGAACTCTATTGGGTGAATCATACAACGATAGAATCAGGAAGAGAGATCAATAGAATCAACAAGTTGCACAATGAAGAAATACATTGGTATGTAGCAGATCCAGAATCTAAGGACGGTCGTCTAACATTAGGAAGAGAATGCAATATAAGAACCTTACCTGCTCCAAAACATCTAGGAGTAAATGAGGGGATCAATATGGTTAGAGAATATTTGCAGATTGATAAAGAAGGCAAATCTAGATTGTTATTTACTAAGGACGTGAAAAACACTTTAAGAGAGTTCAGGCTCTACAAGTGGGATAATAAATCTAAGAAGGATGTCGTGAAAAAGGACAATGATCACGCTATGGACAGTTTAAGGTACTTTGTTATGCAATTTATGAGATATAATGCACATCAATAGGAGTATACAATGAGTGATAATTATTTTGTTAGATTATATAATGCTATATTAGGAAAGAGTTACGCAAAGCAAATAGATAAGCCAAAAGAAGAGAATCGTGGTGCTAGTTGGAACTCTGCAGGAGGTGTTAGAAATACATTCTCGGCTGATCTCTCTATGAATGCCTTTGCTCTTCATGGTTATACTCACGCAGGTGTCAAAAGACTATCTCAAGATCTTGCAGCTCTTCCTTTGCGATTGATTAAAGGTTATGGAGATCAGGCGGTTGAAGTTATGGATCATCCTGTACTAGACCTTATAAGAATGCCTTCAACAGATACAGATGAGTTTCTTTTCAGAGAACAGATAACAATAGATCTAGTGTTATCAGGTAACTGTTACATTCTTCTTCTCGGTTCTTCTGATCGTCCTGTCTCTATGGTTCGCTTGCATCCTGAAGAGGTTAGAATAGTTACAGATCCCCAAAAGGGTCTTATAGGGTATGAGCATAATTCTTCTGGTTCTGTTGTTATGTATCCTCCTGAAAGAATCATACATGGAAAGAATGCAGGATATGCAAAAGGCGCTCAGGCTCTCTATGGTACAGGTGCAATTCAACCCCTTGCAAAAGAACTAGATGCTGATTTGAACTCTCAAAAACTCGTATCAGAAGCAACTGCAAAGGGTAGGCCTGATGTTCTTCTATCACCAAAAGAAGACGGTGATATTTGGAATAAAGAAGTAAGAAGACAGATCCTTGATCAGTATTCAGGAATGCAAAAAGCAGGTGGTGCTATGGTTCTATCTGGTCAAGTACAAGTTGATCTCCTTCAGTTATCTCCTCGTGAAATGGAATTCCAAGCATCTAGAACTATGGCCAGAGAATCTATCTCTGCTGTTTTGGGTGTACCTCCTTCTGTTCTAGGTCTTCCTACTGCAAACTATGCAACTGCTAGACAGGCAGCTATCGAATACTGGAGTAATCAGATAAAGAGAGGAAAAAGAATAGGATTGTTATTTACTCGTATTGCTAGACTATGGGAGGATGATCTGCACTTTGAGCATGATTATTCTGAAGTTGAGGCTCTTCAATCTGTAAGAGATGCAAAGTTGTTGCGAGTAGAAAAACATATCTTTAATGGTATCGCTCCTGAAGTTGCTTATGCTGCTGAAGGTCTAGAGTTTCCCAGAGCACAAGAGCCAAAGGATATAGGAGAAGAAGAAGAAGAGAATGTTAGATATTTGCTAGATGTATTTAAGGCGGTTGATTATGGTGATAAGTCAAATGCTCGAGCAGCCATGCAAGCACTTCCTGAAGGAACACAAACTGCATTGAAAAAAAAAGCAGAGGATCACAATGAAGAACATGGATCTGATCCTAAGAAGAAGGTGACAAATGTTAATTATTTGGCAGTGTCTTATCATAGAGGACTGGGGGCCTATGAAAATAATCCTGCTTCTGTACGTCCTTCTGTTAATTCTGCTCAACAGTGGGCAATGGCTAGAGTGAATTCTTTTCTCTATGCTCTAAGAAATCAAAGATATAGATCAGGAAAACACGATACAGATCTTCTTCCATCAGAACATCCTATGAGTGGAGAAGAAAAACTATTTGACCTGTTAGAAACAAAGGAACTTCCTTACAATGTAAAAGGCTTTGATTCTGAATATCTAGAATCTATGGAGGTTGTAAATATTCCAAACAATCCACAAGTACAGGAAGAGGATGAGATATTGAAAAACATTCTGGGAACTCCTGCAAACTGGAGAGATTATAAACAAGCTCATTTATTCTTCAACGAGAATCAGGATCAAATGAAAGAAGGATATTACATCAGAATAGGAAGAAGGTTAGACACTGATGATATCCTTAATGCAGCACCGGAAAAAGGAAAGATAGTTGTATTTAAAGACCTTCTAGATCTTGCCGTTGATCATTTGAACGGTCGATTTGGAAGACCTCCAATAACAGAAGACGAAAGACGATCTGCTTATCAAGTGATTACAAAGTACTTTGAAACCTTAAATCTAGAACCTCCTGCTCTTCTAGATTCATATCTAGGTTTTGACAGTAAAAAAAAAGATGAAGAAGAACTCACCAACTTTCCAAAGAGAGGGGACAATAAAAAGATCAGCCTTAGAAACTCCCAATACCGGACTTTTGACACTGATTATGCTGAGAAACTTAAACTGAATTATCCTTCTATTTGGAGAGCAGGCGGTAATATTCGAGGGAATGAGCAATACAGGAAACTCTATCCAATAGCAAAGAGAGGAGGAACACCAAAGAATCTAACAGAAGAACGAGCAATAAAACTTAGAGAAGCATGGATCGCTCGACATCTCAAAGATGGTTCTCAGTTCTCAGATTCATCTCATCCTGTCAACCTCTCAACGATTGCCGGAATCGTAGCACAAATAAAATGGCTTGCTATTGGTTCTATAGGTCAAAGCAAAATGAAAAAGGTTATCAATCAAATGAAGAAAAAGATTGATGCCTCAAAGAAGGAAGAAAGAGCAAAGAAAAGATACTGGAATAGATGGGTGAAAAACTCACAAGGAAAAGCAGAGAAGGAACTGCTGAGAAGATTTAAGAGTTATCTAACAGATGCAAAGAAAAGATATGCAAAGAGAATAGAGAAAATTGATAGTCAGGAGAAGTCTTTGATTGTCGATAGAGAAACCTTTTTGGCAATACAGGAAGAGAGACAGGAACTAGATAGAGCAGTAGGAGACACATGGCTTAAATGGTGGATGTTGACGGGTAATCAGCAACTTGACGATCTCTATAGCAGAGCAGGAAAAGAAAGACCTTTGGATCTTGTTTTTGGTAATCGTGATTATGCTAGACAGTTATGGAATTCATCAGTAGAAGACATAACAACTAGCACAGGAACATCTATCATGTCTGTAGTTGAAAGAGGTCTGGAGAATGGATTATCTACAAGAGCAATAGCACAGAATCTAATAGATACAGATCAAAGTGGGATATTCAACTTAGGAAGAGCAAACAGAATTGCTAGAACAGAATCAACAAGGGTAGTAAATCAAGCAACTACAGAGTCATACAGAACACTATCTGCAAACGGGATTCAAGTGAAAAAACAATGGCTATCTTCTAGAGATGCACTTGTTAGAGATTCACATGTTGCTCTAGATGGTCAAACAGTAGGAGCAAATGAAAACTTTCAACTTCCTTCACAATATGGAGGATATGAAGCTTCTTCTCCTGCCTCTTTTCCTGTTGCAGGTGAGAACATAAACTGTAGATGTACAGTGATCCCTGTACTCGATGAATAAAAAAAATCGAATCCTTTTACAGATCCGATCTTATATGTAAAGATAAAAGCCTTTTCTTTTCCTGAACTTCTTCTGAAGGCCTTCAAAGTATTTTCTAGATATTATCCTTCTCTCTTCTTTGTTGTATAATACGTACAAAGAACAACCGATCCAAACATCAGAGATCTCAAAAGAATGTTCTATCTTGTGAAATATATCTAACAGATCTTTTTTCTGATCTTGATATTTCTTCAAATCCTTCTCCGCTTTCTGTTTGCTAGTTTGATCTATTGTTTCTGTAGTCTCTAAATATACAGATACTCCCTTGTAAGAGAGTATCAATTGTTTGCTGTGTCGATTGATAAAAATCATCTTTCACCTAGTTCTTCAAGTGCTGTATATCCACAACCTGTATATAATCTCAATGCTATTGCTCTTGTTTCTGACATTCTTATCAAATGAGGAGCGATCATCTTACCAACATTTCTAGGAGACGCGTCTCCAAAAGCATTATAGGTTCCTCTCTCTCCTGATACTGTTGCTTTGAAAATACATAGACCTGTTGCAACAGTTATAACAGTTCTATTCAACTTCTCCTCTTCTACTGTATCTTTATCTAGTGAAATCATTTCTGTAGCTATAGATTGAAGACCTTGATCATGTGCTATTGCAAGTAATCCTTTGAAGGTTATAAACTCCTTGCCTTGTAGTTTTATTATGTGCTTTTGATATGGGTTATTCATTGTTTACTCCTTTGGTAAATGGGAGGTGTTACCCTCCCTTGTTAGTTTTTGGTTATTTGATTGTTATGATGATCCAAAATTCGCCACCGATATTGTACTCTTGATAGTCAAATTCACATCCCATATCTGAAAGAATACAATCTACTTGATCAAATTGATCCCAATTGAAGCATTCGATTTTTCCGTCAGAATAACAACCTGCAATCTCTTCATTTTGAATCCAGTTAGCAATTTCGATTTTTTGTTGATTAGTCATTTTATTTTTCCTTTGGTTATTTGTAAGTTCGTCTTACATAATTAAGATTATCATATTGTTTCATAACGTGCAACACAAATAACAAAGAATTGTATTATTTTTTTCAAATAGTTGTACATGGTGATCGCCTTTGGTATATTTGCAAGTGAGGATCTATATGGAAAAATACACTTATATTATGAAGAGAACAGAACCTGCTCCCAGTACAAAGGAGAAGGTTTCGTTTGTTGCGTCTTCTGCTACTCCTGATCGCTATGGTGACATCATCGATCAAAAGGGATGGATCTTAGAGAACTATAAGAAGAATCCTGTTGTATTGCTTAATCACGATTCAAACCAATTACCTATAGGAAAAGGCAATGTTTACCTCCGAGATGACAAACTTGTTATTGATGTTGAGTTCGATTCAGAAGACGAAAGAGCAAAAGAAGTTGAAAGAAAAGCAAAAAAAGGATTCATGAATGCTGTTTCTGTTGGTTTTCGTCCACTTGAAAGCAAGTCAAGATCAGAACTCCCTGAAGATAATAAATATTATGGACAAAGAGGCATGTATTATAGTAAAGCAGAACTATTAGAGGTTTCAATCGTCACTATTCCAGCAAATGGAGAGGCTACAATGTTAGAACAGAAATTTTACAACGCAATGAAAGAAGAAATTCTTCGAGAAGTCAAAGAAGTTATGAAAGATACTTTGATTGTAAATAAGCACATCTTGAATGTAAGAGAAGAAGACGATCGCTATATCGTTGAGTTTGCAAAGCCTGAAATGGAAATGGAAGAAGAGGCCATGAAAGAGGAAGAAGAAAAGGCTATGGAAGAAGAGGAAGAAGAAAAAGAGATGGATTCTGAAGAAGAAGAAAAAGATATGGAAGATGAGGAAACAGAATCTTATCACGATGAAGAGGAAGAGAAGGAAGAAGAGGAAGTAGAAGAGAAAAGTTTTAATGATTTAATAGAGGCTTTTGCCTATATCTTAACGTCAAAATAGGAGTAACCTATGAACACCAAAATAGAAGAAGCAAAACGCCTTATAGCAGGCATTGTTTCACACCAAAAAAACACAGACGATCGTTTGAGAAACTTCGAGGATCAAGTAAAAGATCTTAAGAAGGCTCAAAAGTTACTTGCTGAAGGTCAAACTGCTGTAGTTAAGCCTGAAGTTGGAAACAATGATCATGCACTCAAGCAATACACAAAAGAAGATGGTTCTGTACAATGGAATACAGCAACAGTTTCTAAGAATATTACTGGCCAAGGTCGAGTAAATATTCAAGAAAAAGGTCTTCTAGATGCTGATGTTTATGCTAACCAATGGCATGCTGATCTATGTGATATGGTACAACAAAGATCACTTGCTCGTATGATGATGAGAGATCCACATACACCAAAGGCTGATATGAAGTTGTATAACCATCTTCAAAAGGCTCCTTCTTTCATGAAAGATTCTGTCAACAAGGCTTTCACTGATAACGCAGGGGTTGGAGCAGAGTGGATTCCTGATCAATTCTCTACAGACTTGTATCAAACTTTTCAAGTTCCTCGTGGATTGCGTGCTCTTCTTCCTTCTGTACAAATGGAAAGAGAAACTCTTCTTATTCCAAAGTTGAATAGAGGCGGTCGTCCTTACATCAAAGGTCAAATTACTGATGATCTTGCTAAGTATCAAGCAAGCACAATCGAAACAGCACAGAAGACAGTTAGAGCGAAAGGTCTTGCTACTCTTATGAATATTGATGATGCGGCTGGAGAAGATTCTGCATTTGCTATCATTCCTGCTATGTCTCGACAAATCGCTCAAGATCTCGAAGATGCTTTTGAAGATGCTATGATCAATGGTGATTCTGCTGCTACTCATCAAGATGATATCTCAAACTGGAATATCAGAGAAAGATGGGGTGCTAGTGGGCTTGGATCTTCTGCTGATCATCGTCGTTTATTCCTTGGAATGCGTGCAGCGGCTGCTGATAAGGGCTCTTCTGTTGATATCGGTGGCACTGCTATGACCTTCGCTGAATTCATGTCTGTTGTTTCAGAACTTGGAGAATTGGCTGTAGGAAATAAAGTTTGTGTTGTATCTCCTGAAGCACTTGTTGCGAACTTCTTACAACTTGATCAGGTTGTAACACTTGAGAAGTTTGGAACACAAGCAACAGTTCTAACAGGTCAACTTGCTAGTCTTGCTGGTATTCCTATTGTTATGTCTCGCTTTATGGGTGCAGATATGAATGCTTCAGGTCTTTATGACAATGCTACCAAAGATAAAACAGGATTTTTAGTATTTAATACTGATTCGTGGTATCAATACTTGAGACGTCAAATCACTGTTGAAAGCGATAAGGACATCACTTCAGGCGCTATTCAGATTGTATCTACAATGCGTGCAGTTATGGATTCTCCTGATGCTTCTTCAATCAAGAATGTAGCTTATGGTTACAACTTACCTATATAATCTTTAAGGAGTTTTAAATGTTTACTTTATCTTACAAAATCGAAGCGATCACAAATACAGATAAAACTAGAGCTATTGTTGCTCCTGTTGATTGTCGAGTTGAAGCCGCTTATATTATCCCTTCTGCTGATGTTGCAGATGGTGCTAGTAATAAGTTGGTCTGTGAAGTATATGCTGATAATGATACTGATGTATTGTTCAGTGTTGATTCAGATGCTGAAGCAGGTTTTTCTTTGAATGAGCCTGAAGAACTTGATCTTCAAGATGGTGTTTCAAAGAGATTTGAAGCAGGTCAGGCAATACAAGTTAAATGTGATGTAACAGGAACAATAGCATCTAATGATATTCTATTTGTTCTCAAGTGCGTTCCTGCTCGTGATATCTAAGGATTTAAATGAATGAGTTTAGTATCTGTATCAGTATTGAAAGAGTATCTCCCTGAGATACAAGGATCTTCTATTGATGCAGATCTAACCTCACTTATTACCCGAATAGAGGGTTTTATTGCTCGCTACTTGGGTTTTCCTTTGTCTGATAGTGGAACCTCTTATACATTAGATCAATCAACATACACATTATTTGCTGACGGATCTATGTACGGTCTTGAATATGTATTACAATCACCGATTAAACCGATCATCTCGATTACATCAATTCATTCTGATAGTGATCGGGTTTATGGTTCTGATACTTTGATCGATTCATCTCAATATGAGATAGATAAGGAGTTAGGAAGAATTATCCTAGATGATACTTCTCCTGATACTTTTGATCGTGGTTTTCGTGCTATTAAGATTGTAGGCTCTTTTGGCTTTAGTACATCAAACCCACCTTCTGACCTTGTACATGCTATTTGTGTGTATTGTGCCCATTTACAACGTGCAAAGAGCAATCAGGGGAACGTATCTATTACGCAAAGAAATAGTACAGTTACATTATCACCTAGAACAATGCCTGAAGAGGTCAAAGAAATATTGAGAGGTTATAGAAATGTCTCAACTATCTTTTGATGATTTCCTTCAGCGAGTAAGAGAAGCAGATAACAGACTTCTCCTAGAGTTAGAGCGGGTACTTATTCGATCCGCTCTAAGAATGGAAAGAGATGGAAAGTTGAATGCTACATCCTATCCAAAAGTAAGAACAGGAAGACTTAGATCTTCTATCACAGGTCTAGTAGATGCTCCTCTAGGTTCTCCTAGGGTAGTTCTAAGAGCAGGCGGATCTACCTCAGGAACAGATGTAGATTATGCTGAATATGTTGAATTTGGTACTCGTTTTATCAAGCCTCGCCTGTTTTTGGGTCGGGCTGTCAACGCAGAATCTCAACGTCTTCCTGATAGGTTATCTTCTCTTCTTAATGTTGCTCTGGGAGCTGATTGATGTCTGATATCATACATGTACAAGTATTGTCTAGATTGAAGACCTTAGTAGCTGCTGATTTTTCCAGTGGTTTTTCAGGCCTTGATCTTTCTGATCGTGTTGTTATTGGTGCTGTTTTGAATGCTCCTCAGGTTCCTTCTGCTAGTATCGTCTTTATTGATACCATAGAACAACAGGGTAGGACGTTAGGCAGATATATAGGTGAATCTGTATATCAGATTGTATGTTATGCAGGTGGAGATGTTCTAGAATCTAGAATAAAGAATGCTATGAATCTAGCCGGTGATATTCAAAAAGCGATCACTTCAGATCGTACACTAGGATTATCCGGCCTTACTCAAGATGTAATTGTTAATTTTACTGCTCTAGATGGTGAGGAATATGGTATATCTAACACAGGGATCTCATTATTAGAGGTGAGAGTATCCCATCAATCTCAATTCGGTGTCTAGATGAGTTGGTATAATTCAGATTTCAAAAGAAGACTTCCTTTGGTTATAGATACATCTACAACTTCAAAGGGTACAATAGAATTCTCTTTTGTTGTTCCTGAGGATTATGATGACTTTTGGAACAATGTTAGAACAGATGGATTTGATGTTGTGCTTGCTGATAAGAATGGAGAGGCATTCACATTTCAAAGATTCACATGGAATGCAACAACAAGATCAAGTCTTTTTAGAGTTGCAGGGTTCTCAATGACAGAGGGTAACGTTATGCACGTTATCTATATCTATTGGGATAATCCTGATCAAAGTACAGATTTATCTAGTAGTGTTACAACAACCTCACCAAAAACAACATTTGCTTATCTAGGCGCTCCCTTTGGGAATGTTGTCAACTTTCAAACAAGATCTGGATTGTCTACTGTTCCTACTACAATATTCCAGAAAGATCCTGATGAAAAAATAGATATATGGTTCCCTATCTCTCAGTTACTTGCTCCTCGTGCTTTGCCATATAATGAAAGGCTAGATTTCAAAGGTCTAGATTATATAGATGTAAATGTACTAGATTCTTTAGATGCAAATCAAACAGCAATGTATGCTCTAGGAGAAACGAGAATAATTTCAGGTTGGGTTCGTGCTAGAATACAAGCAGGATCAGATGATACTGATTATGTTGTTAGAATTAAAGTTTTTACTTCAGATAATGAAGTTTTCATATTATCGTGTTTATTACAAGTTAGAAAATTATTACCTACATAGGAGGATATTATGCCTTTAGAATTTGGACGTGGTGCGTTTATCAAGTTAGGAGAAGAAGCAACTTATGGAACAATAGCTGCTTCTATGCCAGTTGATAACAGAATCATATCAGCATCTTTTCAGAAAACACAAGAGAAGGAAAGAAAAACACATCTATCTCAATCAGGTGCAGGAGGATTTCAGAATGGTCATTTTGATGCCTTCTTAAATGTTGGAGGTTCTATTGATCTTCCTTTGCTCTATGAAGGGACAGGAATGCTTTTGAAGGCTGCAATTGGTGCGGTAACAACTACAGATCTAGGAGCATCTGAAGATCCTAGATATCAGCATGATTATGAACCTTCTTCTGATGGTGAACTTCCATCTTTATCTATAGGCCTTCAAAGAGGTACAGGATCAAAAGAGATCTTCTTAGGTTGTAAGGTTGCAACTATGGGAATCTCAGGAACGGCAGGAGAAGAGGTAACTGCATCTTTTGAAGTTATTGCTCAAAATGCTGATGCTCGTGCTGCTGCTTATACTTCTTCCTTTGGTTCAGGTCGTCAAATCTTTCATTTTGAAAGTGGGGATCTAAGTTATAACTCTGCTACATACAAGATGAAATCTTTTGAGTTGTCACTTGATAACAAACTTGAAAGAAGGAATGTATTAGGAGATAAGAAAACCTTAGAGCCTATCACTAACGACGTAAAGGATATTACTTTATCAGTTACTCTAGAGATGCAAGATAATGTTTTATATACAGCTTATCTAGACGGTACTCAATCAGATGTAGAGTTCACATTTACAAACTCAGATGGTGACTTGTGCAATGTATTGATCCGTAATTGCTACATTACAGATTATGATGATGCCGTTAATACCTTTGGAGCCTTAGAGAGAACTATGACCTTTGTAGGAGAAGGTGATGCATCTAATGAGCCTATCAGAATCAGAATAACAAATAATCAATCTTCTGGTGTTGCTAATTAATGATCTCAAAGTTGATTAGAACAATATTGAAGAAACTAGAATGCAATCTCACAGATCTAGAAAGATATAGTGGGATTGAATATTCTATTTTGTGGAGAATGCTTAATAACAATCAAGATCCAACAGATTGGGAGGTTCAACAATTAGAGAAGGTATTATCTGAAAAAACAGATTATAAACAATCATACATAGATAAAAGATTAAAAAAATACAAGGCAGGTGTATATTATGGAAATATTAAAGGAGATCGCTGAAGCATCAACATTTCAAGTAGAATGTTTTGACGGTAAATTACTAATAGAAGGAAGAATCTTAACCGCTCCAGAAATAGAGCAGATCGGTCTAGGTTCTTCTCTTTTGGCTCAGGAGGTCTTAATCTCCAATAAGCAACAAGGTCTGAATACAATCGATCAGATAAGAGAAAAAGCAGATAAAGAAGGCATGGAAGGTCTAGATGAAACAGAACTTCTTAGACTTCTCGACTTTGCAAAGTCGATCAGGCCTGAAACAATGGCAAGGATATCAGAGGATCAAGATAAGATACTTTGTAAGGTTATCAAAAGAGCCTCTCAAGATGGTGTCTCGTGGGAGAACATTACTCTTTGTCATGCTATGGAACAAATGAATCCAGATCAAAATGTTCTTTGGGTGGGAGTATTCACATCAGAAGACCGTAACAACATCATAAATAAGGCTATGCAAGGACAACAGGAGGCAATAGAACGGCTTCAACGATTTCAAAGCAGATCCTAACTATGTATTTCTTATTGATCTTGTTGCTCGTACTTATGGACAACTTCCTTCAGAGGTTCTTAAGTTGGACTTTGATGATCTGTATATATGTGTACATTGTATTATACAAAGGTCGAAAAGGTTTAATAAGATTCTAAGGAAACAGAGCAAAGGGAAAAATAACATGCTCTTTCCTGTAATAAATCTCTCAGATCTTACTGATATGATATAATAGGTTGCAAAGAGGTAGTTATGGCTCAAAATCTAGTAGAATACATTCTCGATATAAAGACAAAGGCAGCAGAGCAAGGTCTTGATAATGTTGTCGATGCACTTGAAGAAGTTGAGAAGGAACTGAAGAAGACACAAAGAGAAAGCACCAAAACAGAATCCTCCTTTGATAAGTTGAAAAAAGCAGGTGTTGCCGTTGGAAAGGTTACGGCCGTTATGGCTGCCGTGGGTGTTGCTGTTTTGGCAGCAGGAAAAGCCGCTTTTGAAGCCTCTAAGAAGGTTACTGATCTAGTCAACGAGTTGAATGATTTATCTGTTAGAAGTGGTGTTTCAGCAAAAACAATACAAGGATTAAGACAAGCTCTTTTATCTAGTGGACAATCTGCTGAAAGTCTTACAGAGATTCTAGGAGCCATATCAGGTCAATTTGCACAACTAGGAGCAGAAGGATCAGCAGTAGAAAAGAAATTCGAATCTTTTGGAATCGCAATACGAGATACTAATGGTGATTTAAGATCCAACAATGATATTCTTCTGGATTCTATAAGATTATTACAAGGTATCTCTGACACTTCAGAACGATCTAGAGCATCTGTTGCTTTATTTGGTGAAGCAGGAGCAAAGTTAAATCAAGCACTTGCAGCGGGTGACTTTGAAAGGTTCCTATCATTTACAGAGAAGTTTGGAATAGATACAGGGCCTGAAGCATCTAGAGCAGCAGCGCATTTTCAGGTAGTGTTATCAGGGCTTTCAACAGTTCTAGATGGAACACTACAGAAGTTTGTAACTGCTACAGATGGACAGAATAGATTCATACAAGGCATGATCAAACTTGGAGGAGTTGTAGCATTCACAGGATCACTTATTGAATCTTTTGGTGATGAGGTCCAGTTACTCACAGACTATTTTTTAATATTTTTAAAAACTGCTGTTAGGCAAACTATCGCAGTAATGTTGGGTCCTTTTGCAAGTTCTATAGATGCAATTTTTCAAGCAATGAGTTTTCTAGGCATTGAAATAATCAATGTTGAGAATGCTTTGAAGGGCTTAACAGGTGCTACTATTACTCAGATAGATCCTACAAATAGATTATCAAATGCAATAGACAAAGCAAAGAAGGACATGGAAGAGTATGAAAGCACAATGCAAACTCTTAATACTTCCTTTGATGGATTTGCTACTGGTGCATCACAAGCATCTGCTGAAATGGATAATCTAGGAAAAAGCACAGAGGAAACAACAGAAAAGATTAGAACTCTCACTGATATTGTCAATGATTTATTGGGACGGTTTATTAAGTTTGATGTTGCTAGAATACTACAAGATATCCAAACAGTAGGAATAGAAGCAGAATTTGCATTTTTTAAGCTTCGTCAAACTATCGCACAACTAGAGGGCGCACTTGATCCGGTTCTTACTGAATTTGCAGATGGAACAGGAGAATTGTTAATTCCTGATGAGAAGTTCTTCAGAAAAATTACAAGGTTGATGAAAATAGCACTGGGAAAGGTTGTCTTAAAAGTAGATGATTTATTTGCTACAGGATTCTTCAGAGATTTGCGATCAAGATTTCAGAATGTTCTCAAAGGTGCTTCTGAAGGTGGTTTGTTAGGTGCATTCAAAGCATTAGGAACAGGAGGAAAAGTAGCTGCAATTATTGGAGGTCTATTTGCAGGAGCAATAAAGATCGCTGAAGGGCTAGGACAAAGAGCAAGATCAGCAGAAGAAATTAGAGAAATGCAAAGAAGGAGAAGAGAAGAAGGGAAAGCCGTTTCAATGAGCATTGCAGAGATACAACAAAGAGATATAGAAAAGAGCATTGAAGAAGATATCAGAGCAAGGGCAAAGGCCATAGAAATTGGTTTGCGTGCATTGCCTAAAATACTTTTTGAGGTTCTACCTCCTCTCTTCGTTGAGTTTGCTGATCGTGTTGTATTTGGATTCTTCAAAAGTATCGCTGAATTTGTTGGTATTCTCAAAGACTTTTTCAGATCCATCTTCACAAGAGAAGGAAGACAGGAAAGAAAAGAAGCGAGAGACAGAAGGCAAGAAGCAAGAGGTGAAGAGTTCAGAAGAAGACTAGAGCAATTAGTTGGTATTGCAGGATTTAGATCGGGCGGTCGTTATATTCCATCAGCGAGAGGCGGCATCAAGTTTACAGGTTCAGATGAAGGTCTTGCTATGTTGCACAGAGGGGAGTTTGTTGTGCCTGAAACGGGTCAAATGCCTCAAGCAGTTCAGAGAACTATGGGCATGGGGCAAGGTGGCATGACTATCAATATAAATGCAGCTGTAGTAGAATCTAATGCCGTTGATGAATTAGTTAGACAAATAGAGAGAAGGTTTCAAACATTCGGATCTTCTACTTCTCCCTTATTTGGAGGTCGATGATATGGGCAATGCAAAGTTTTATTATTTTCCTATTCCTGATGCCAGGCAACTTGTAACGATTGATCTAGGTGAGAAGTTAGGAGAGTTATTTTCAGAGTTTCAATATGATGTAACAGAGAGTATTTCTAGAGGTGGAAGAAGATATCTATCTCATGGATTGCAAAGGGAGTTTGTAACCATTCAAAGAGATAGAATGCTATTAGGTGAAGATCTTGCAATGAAGTTAGAATCTATGCAGAACCATCTAGATCGAGGAGGTTATGTTTCATTTTGTGCAGATAGTGACAAGGCTTATATACATCCTTTTCTGAATACTCCTCAACAAGGATCTCTATCTCAGTTGTTAGGATCTAACCCTTTCAAAGATGTAACAGGTGCAAATCTACCAACGGCAGGAGATTATATAACGATACAAACAAATTCTCCTACATCAATCATAGAGAAGAAGAAGATTAACTCAGTAGATGGTTCTTTTTCCTCTTCAACAGGTGGATCTATTAACGTAGAGCCTAGAATGACATATACATATCCAGAGAGAGCATTCGCAAGATATTATCGTTTTTGGCCTACATTACGAAGATCAGCCTCTGACATAGGACAGAACATCATAACAAATGAAGGCGGTCGTTTATTCTCTCTTAATGTACGATTATATCTAGATACTCATACATTATTTAACTTTCATTCTGGTTTTGATGGTATTGATCGATCTCCTAACTTCAAACCTTCAGATGTTCCTGCTGCTTCAGGCGGTACAAATCCATTTTCAACTATTGGAGGGGTTGAGGAGTTTGGACCGGAATATATGCAACGTCAAAGAATACAACAATTTAAGGATATAGGTTAATGAGTTGGGATCTTGAATTTGTCGGTTCTCTCAATCGATCTTCCTTATATGTAAGATATAGATTAGAGTTTGTTGGAGTTCTTAATGCTCTAGGAGAGCCCTTTTCTATAGAGGATGATCAAGGGGCTGTTCAGATTGCAAGGGGTTCTGTAAGGATAACAGGATCGAGGGTAATTCCTCAAAGATGGAGTGTTTCATTTGGTGGTTTCTCTCTTCAGTTATCAGGAGATATTAGATCAATACTTCCAAAGATGAGAAGAGGACAGATTGCGGTTCTTCAATGTTCAATCAATAGGCAAGGATTCAGAAACTTAGCAATAGGATCATTAGATACGATTTCAGGCCAAAGAGGTCTATTCTCGTTGGGTTTTAAGGATCTTCTATCTGCTTTGCAAACCTCACTAGATACCAGAGCAGGAACTGTTTTCAGTGAATCAGATCCTCCTCATTTCTCTCTATTCTATGAAGTAGGACAAACAACTACAACTACAGCTACTTTTGGAACTGGTGATACTACATTGAATCTTACAGATGCATCTTTTTTCAAGAGGCAAACAGGTGAGAAGGGAATAGCAAGAATTACAAATACATCCGTAGACTTCTATGTATTTTGGGAAGGTTCAACAAGTACAACATTAACAACAGTATCAACAGCAACATATAACAATAAGACTAGAGTTTCAGCACCTTCAGGATCTACTGTTCGTTATTGTGCATGGCTACAGGGAGAGCCTTATGAAATACTCGCAAGTATTTTAACGAGTACAGGAACAGGAAACAATGGAGAGTTTGATACGTATCCTGTTGAATGGTCTATAGGTGGAAAGATAGATAAACAGATTTTTGATGTATCAGATGCAAGGAGAGCAAGCAAAGAGATAACAAGATCTACAGGTGCTGATTATGATATAGGCTTTGCAGTGGAATCTCCTCTAACAAATGGATTCAGATCTATTGTAGATATCTTTTTGACAGTGGGTATTTTTCCAGTTTACAGACAGGATTCGATATCTATAAGAGCCTGTACAGATCCAGAAGGAATAGAGACACGAAAAACACCGGATCTAAGAGCAGAGATATCAGATTATGATATTATTGATGTATTACAACATGACTTCTTTTCACCTGATATAGCAAACATCTATAGAACAACATACATTAAATATAACTTTGTGAATGTGTACTATTCAGGAGGTGTTTATAATGGATCGAGGGTTGATTCCCTTCCTGCTCTTTCAGAGATAGAACGTGATTTTAGTTTGTACTATCTAGGAGATCCTGACAATAGACAATCACAAGCACTTCAAGATTTAAGGCGTTTACGAGTTTGGGATCTATACATATCTGAAAGATTGTCTGTGAAACTTCCTTTGAGGTTTGCAACACTTGTAGCTGGTGATATTGTAACTTTCAGATCTAACTATGTTGAGCATTTATATGATACAGTAGATCCTATTTACAAAGGTAGATATTGCATGGTGTTGGGTTGTGATTACTCAATAGATGCTCAAGAGTGTACGGTTACATTAGGAATTCCATCCCCCAAAATGCAAAGAACAGAAGACACAGAAGACTCTGATGGTGCTTATAGCGGTTGGTTACCTAGTGATGATCATAATAATACAGATTGTTTTATTTGGTTATCTAGTGATGTTGACATGAATGAATCAGGAGGAGATGTAACAACATGGATAGATAGACAGAACTCCTTCTCATTCTCAAATCAAGCAGGGAATAATAACAACTACAATACAGGAGCAGGATCTCCTTCTAAGTCTGTAACTGTATCAGGTTTCAACTTTGCTAGATTTGCAAATGGTGATCATGAATTCCTCGCTACAGATTATAATTCAAAGATGGATCTATCAGGCACAAATGGAGTTTGTATTGCTATGTTAGTACGTGCATTTGCTGATCCTATTGGTGATGTTGATTTCAATGGTGCGAACTACTACAAGGCTCCTCTGGTGAACTGTGGGAGGTCTTACCAGTTACATTTCTTAGATTCTTTTTCAGGCTCAACCTATACAAATGCGATCGGTTACGATAACAATAGCAATACATTCTCAGATGACAATCTTATAGCACCTCCTGATACAAATTGGAAGATCGTTATATATAATGCTTCTGATGTTGGAGGCTATACTGGTGAGGTAGGATTATATGTCAATGGTACATTAGAGAATACTTCAGATTATCCTCCTACAAATACAGACATATCTCTGTCTCCTGACTTCAGAATAGGTCGAGATCCAGATATCAACTATGCAAATCAAACTCAACAATTCGATTATGCTTTTGGCTCTTTTGATCTTGCTGAGTTAGTTGTATTTTCAATACCTCTTCACGATGCAGAAAGAGAGAAGGTTGAGGGATATATTGCTCATAAGTTTAAACTCACTGCTCTTCTTCCTGCTTCTCATCCATATAAGAACACTGTACCAACATAAAGGAGAATATAATGAAAGAATTTATTTGGTGTCGAAAACTATTAGAAAATAATGAATATTACTATGTATACGTTACAAAGGAGTTTGCTTATGCTCTTTGTATCAAACAAGGCTATGAGATCAATATAGATGCTTCAGAGGTTCCTGAAAACATAAGAAAAGAATATGGCAAACCATACTAACAGAAATAGGTTCTTAAATGATTAGATACTCAATAGATAATCCTCCTGTAATTGATAGATGTATTGATCTAGGGTTTGCATGGTTCAAAGGCAAGTACGATCTTAATATTATCGCTTGTAGGAATATGTTAGAAAGACCTGATACTTTTCAAGATACTATTCATGTTGTATATTGGGATCAGAAGTGGATAGAATATGTCTTCCCTTGTACAACTCACGCAGGTCAACACTATCTTTTGAATCCATCGAGATCTTTAGGTGTTGCAATACTCAAACATGATCATCAATATAGATCTTCTTTTAAGATTGGGATGCGTTCTAGTGGGTATGAATGCCTTGTTCCCTGCAAAGATATTCCTGTTTGGAGAGATGGAGATCGTGATGAGGTTATAGATTATGGAGGAGCAGATCACGATTCAGCAGGAATACAAATTCATAGAGCAAACTCTTCTAACACTTCTCTAAGAATAGGAAGATATTCAGCGGGTTGTGTGGTACTACAGACAGGATTTAATGATTTTATGGATCTATGTCACAAGCAAGTTCAAAGCAGAAAAGGATCAACATTTACACTAACAATATTAAAAGGAATGCACTTATGAAAATACCTTATGCAACACTTACAAAAGTCTTGATGGATCAAATCTATAATACATACATTCAAATTAGAGCTGCACAGGATTCTGATTCTGATGGAGGAAAAAAAGTAACCAGAAAAGAAATCTGGGATCTTGTATCAAACTTCATTCTTGTAACAGGGATGAAAATGGAAGAACTCATATCTTTAAACAATGGAATGAAGTATAACGTGCGTTTTCGGTGGAAAGTCATACAAGTTATTGTAAAAAGTCTTAATAATTTACCAGAAGCATTTGAAGAAGCAAAAGCCGATGATCAGAGAATAGATAAGCAAGAAGCAATAGAGATAATAGGTCAAATATTGAAAAAATCAATTCCTGAGATTCTTAATCTAGCAGAGGATGAATTATAATAGAGGCATGGATATCTCAACTCTTATCAATGCCGTTACAGGTCAGTTTGGTGCTTTAGTGCTTGCTTGTGTTGTTTTGTATAACTTTATGCAACAACAGAAACAACACATGGAGAGGCTATATAAGGATAACAAAGAAGATAGAGAACTCTACAGAACTACTCTAACAAATCTCTCACAGAAGATCGATAGAATAGGAGAGGATGTAGCAGAGATCAAAAAGGAGTTGCGATGATGGAGATGATATATGATATTCTTCTTAATGCGGGCCCTATTGGATTGCTTGCTTTATATGCAATATATTCCAATTCTCAAAGTGAAAAAAGGATTGAAATCTTACTGGAGAAGAAGGAAGAAAAAGAGGAACAGATCAGAGAAAGATGGATCGGAGTTGTTGAAAAAGTACAGAAGGAAAGAGATGAACTAGAGAAGGATATATCTAGACGATTAGAACATATTGAAAAGATTCTGGAGAAGAAGCATGAAAAATGAAAAAGAAAACCGTGCATGTGCTTTAGAACTGAACAATGTAATCTATGAACTTCAGGCAAAGGGCCATTCTGATAATGCAATAGCAAACGGAGTTCTATTTGCTTTGAGCATTCATATTATCAATTCTAGATTCTCTGTAAATGAAATTATCGAACAACTAACCAAACTTTTCCACAACATAAAAGCAGAACTGGGAAAACTAGAAGACGATGATCAAATCAATATACAACAAACAAAGCCTATAAATGAACAATGGGATTAGAAGTAGATCGCTTCTTTAAATAAAGATCAACGATTGCTCCTAAAAAAAACTTCTCCTGCTTTTGGTTTTTCCTCCTTCTCCTTTGGGAGGTTTTTTCTTTTTGTTGCTTGCTTTTGTAGTTTACAATATATTGTACTATAATATCAAAAAGCAGGAAAAGAGATATGGGAATGAGTGACGCGAGATCCACAGGATCGGTTTCTGGTATAGGCACAACATACGATCTAACAAAGAAGATAGAGATTGATCTAGGATATACTCCTAGAACTGCTCGTTTTGTTGCTCACGTTTCACTTGTTAATATACAGTGTTCTTCTTTGGCTCCTGCTGATAAGCCTGAAGAGATAACTATCAGAATATCAGAGGATGAAGAAGGCGATCAGATGGTTCTCACAGATACAGTTTCAACCCTTGACCATGGTCTTACAACTGAAACAAAGGCAACGGCAATCTATAGAATAGATGGAATTATATCTTTAGATCGTGCTGATACGGTTTATTTGCACGTCAAAACAGACAAAGGGACACTAACAGTAGATCAGGCCGTAATCACTTACAACGATGGTAAGAGATAGATATGAGTATAGCAAACGCATTCAATAGAAGAGGAGGAACAGGGCCCGATTCATCAGGCTCCTTTGATGGTACGATCAAAGAGGTATCATTCACAAATCAAACCTCTCTTAATATCTCTCACAATTTTGAAAATTATCCTACAGTTATCATTCTAGATACTTCCGGAAATCTCGTACATGCACAAGTTCAACATACATCTAGAAGCAATATATTGATAAATTTTTCCTCTTCTCTTTCAGGAACTGTAATTATTAGATAATATAGTAGTGACTTTTCAACCCTAACAAAAGGATAAATACTATGCCATTTAATAATTATGCACCTCAATACATCTTTAAAGGACAAGTTCAGAGCGATACCGCACCTAGTGCGAACAATGACCTTGTGCGTAAACAAGATGTATCAGGTCTTTCTTTCATTTCCTCGATTGCTTCAGGTTCTTCTTCTTACCTATCTGTAAATGCTTCAGGAGAATTGTCTGTAGAATCTCTATTGATCTCTGATGTAACTGTCAATGGAACAGAAACATCTTTGGCAAACTTCATCTCTAATGAATCCTCTGCTGCTGCTGCTCTTAAGAAAGGCGACTTCTTAGTATTGACCGCTGCAACAGGCGGGGCAGAAACTTACATTGTTTCAGGTGCTGATGGTTCTGTAGCAGGCAATTACACACAAGTAGAATCTGGATTGACTTCTGCTGAGATCGTTGCACATCTTTCAGGTGGAACAGGAATTAATATTGCTGCAAACGGTACAATCTCTTTTAATGGAGATACAGACGATGTTTCAGAAGGATCTACAAATCTTTATTATACACAAGCAAGATTCAACTCTGCATTTGGTGCAAAGAGTACATCTGATCTTTCAGAAGGATCTAATCTATATTACACAGATGCAAGATCTAGAGCAGCTGTTTCTGCTGAATCAGGCGGATGTTTATTGTATGCTTCTGCTACAGGTCAATTCAGAATATCTATCAGTAATTCAGGCGGTCTATCTACTTCTGGCGCTTTGGCCGTACAATATGATAATAGCACAATTGGATTAAATGGATCTAACCAGTTAGAGTTCAAAGGCGATTCTGATGATGTTTCAGAAGGTTCTTCTAACTTGTACTTTACTGATGCTCGTGCCCGTGGTGCATTCTCTGCAGGTGCAGGAATAACAATCAGCGGAGCAGGTGAGATCGCTTCTTCAATCACACAATACACTGATTCTAATGCTCGTGCAGCTGTTTCAGGTGGTGATGGACTTGATTATAACTCTTCAACAGGTGTCTTCTCTTTGGATCTCAAAGCGAACTCCGGCCTTGCTATTGATGCAGGAGAATTAAAGGTTGAGTTAGGTGAGGGTCTAGGATTTGCACCTGATGGAGTTATCGAAGTTGAAACTGGTGCAGGTCTTGAAATCGATTCTGGTGATCAATCTGTAAAAGTAGATGATGATTACTTCAGAAAAGAATTCACTGCTCAATCATTCACGGCAAACACTGCAAAAACAATTAATCATGCACTAGGTAAAAAATACGTTCATGTATCTGTTTATGATTCTTCTGATAACCTCGTACACGCAGAAGTATCTCTCACTGATGCAAACAATCTTACAGTTACTACAAGTGATGCCTTGACAGGTGTTACCGTAGTTGTTAGTATTTAAGAGTTAGTTATTGCAATCTCCTTTCCTTTGGGATGTGATTACTCCAATTAATTATGGTTAGGCTCCTCTGGATTATCTAGAGGAGTTTTTCTTTTTGTTGTTTTTATAAAATAAATGTTGCATAACGTGAAACATATGGTATTTATTAATTACTAACCAACTAACCAAAGGAAAAACAATGACAGTAGAAACAACAACTGCACAACCTACAAACGCAATAACAGGAAAAGCATACACTGAAGGCAATATCTTTAGACTTCTCGACACTCCATTTATGGATCAAAGATGGGCCACATTCAAACAATGGAAGGATGCAGGCTACAAAGTTATGAAGGGTTCAAAGGGTACTGAGTTGATCAAAATCGTATCAGTTACAGATAAGAATGATCCAGAGAAAAAGAAGAGTGTTCCTAGAAGATTCTTTGTTTTCAATATTGATCAAGTAGAAGAAAGAGCATAATCTAACCAACCAACATGGGAGGGTAACACCTCCCTTTTTTTTATTAAAGGAGTACAATATGATTACATTCACATATCAGTTTGATCAAAATGGTGTATGGATTTACAAATCTAGTATAGGAGAAAAGGAATCTAGTACACACTATGATAATCCAAAGAACGCAGCAGAAGTTTGTTATCTTCTTCTTACAGGCGTTAATTTAATGCTTATGAATAATGAAGAATGCACAGAGAAGAATCCAGAAGGAGATCACAACGACCTTCTTAAGATTGCAATCAATTATAACTATGTAAAGGATCAGTATCCTCTTTTCGAGTCTGTATTCTATGAAGAGATCAATCTAGCTATACTTATTAAAGGAGGTATAAATGAATAATCAATTTGCTATTATCTATAAAGAAGAGATTGCACTTCTAAGAGAGTGTAAGAGTGTGACAAAGTCTGTATATATGGCTTTGTCTTATCACTTCAAGACAGAAGAGAAAGAAGGGGTTAGAACTCGGTTCTGTTGCCCTTCGTATGATGTAATATCAGATATTACTGGATACTCAAAAGGAAGCATAAAAAGAGCAATTAGAGAACTCAAAGATCAGGGAATACTAACTAGCAAAAAAAGAATGGGGGCCTCTTCTTTGATCTATGTTGAGTACAAAATAGATACTCAAGAGGGAACAACAGTAGATCCCACAGAAGGAACAACAGTAGAGCCTTCTATGGGATCACATGTTAAGCCCACAGAAGGATCACATGTTAAGCCCTCGAAGGGAACAACAGTAGAGCCCACAATTAACAACAAAGTTAACAACAAAGAATTAACAACAAATATTAACAGATTGATATTAACCGATAAGCAAAAAGAAATAATAAACAAATTCTCTTTCTTCTTTGGATGGAAAGGAAAGAACTATATTGAAGACCTTGAAAAGGTTCTTCCTGCAGATTGTTCTGATTATTTGACAGATGAGTTAATGCTGATCGGTGCATACAACCTTAGAAGAATGAAAGAAGGCAAAGGAGCTTGGACAGGAAATTATATAGTTACAGGGATCTCTCGATGGATTGAAGGCGGCAAAGGGAAATCATCAAAGCCAAACATACATACATCTATGCTTGTTGAAGAGGTACATGAGAAGATTCTGCAATCTAAGAAGCAGGAAGAGCCAAAAACAGAAGAAACCTTCTCTAATTGTGCAAATACAGAAGAAGGTCAAGAGGACTTTGATTGGTTACTAGATCACAACATTAAGCAATACAAATCATATCCTTCAATATCTAATAAGACTTTGGTGGAAAATATGAAGACCTCACCACATTGCCATGATCTCAACCTTCAAAAGATTAAAACAGCTATAGGAGAATAATATGAAGAGTTTATCTAATTACATCAAAGCAGAATACCCTGAGAAACTAGAAGAATATGAAAGACTTGAAGCAGAAGCAAAGAAGAAATTACAAAGTGATCTTGCTCTTTCTGTTGGTGATTTGGTGCGGTTCAGGAAAAAAGAATTGTCTATGGTTCAAATTGTTGGTAAGATATTATCAATCAAAGAAAACACTTATCATGTCAAGACGTTTTTTCCGTTCGGTGGTATTGATGAATTCTATCTTGATATCAGGGAGATTAAGAAGTATGATACAACATCGTATAGCAGCAGCAATAAAGAAGATCGAGACAATCAATGACAGTATCAACTTCTATGAACTTGCAAAGAAGGAAGAAGAGGAGAATCTAGAGAACCTTATCTCTTCCTATTTGCAGGAATGCACAGCAGAAGAAGATCGTGATGGTGTTTCTAGCCTTATCAGATATCTATACTGGTATACAGACATGAAACCCAATAGAATCAGCGAGATCACGCAAATAGATAATCGAACACTTACAAAGAGGGCCGGGTCTCTTATTCTTTCAGCAAAATGTTCTAGATGTGGATCTACTTATGCAAAAGAGAAAACATCTAGAACAGATCAGGGTTCTTCTATTTGTCCTAACTGCATTCATGCTGATGCTCTAGATTCACATAAGGCATTTTTAGAGGATTGGATTGATAACACATGGGCCACTCATAAGAATCCAAAGATGGATCAAGGAACATATGCTGCTTATTTACATTCTGCACACTGGAAGAAGACACGACATGAAGCACTACAGAGAGCAGGATATAGATGTCAAGCCTGTAGCACCAAAGAAGAGATCTTAGATGTACACCATAACAGTTATGAAAGACTAGGAGCAGAAGAGCCTCAGGATCTGATCGTTCTTTGTCGTACTTGCCATGGAAGGGTTCATAACAAATGAGTTGCTTAATCTCTACAAAGCGAAAAGAAGAAGACGGTACATATTCTGTTTTATGTACTTGTTTATCTTGTGGATATAGTGCTAGGGTTGATAACAATTTTGAAGTGCTTATTTGCTTATCTTGTGGCTCAAAGTTGTATAAAACAAAGTATCTATCACAGAAGGCACTGAAACAAAGAATCAAAGAACTAAGAACAGAACTTGAGCAGGAACTTGATGCAACTGCTAGAACTGTTGTTGCAGGTTTCTCTCCTGCAAAGCCCTTTCAATCGTACAGGAAGAACAAACAACGATTAAAAAGGATCGCAGCTCTTCCAGGAAAGATCAAAAAAGATAAGAAATAATAGTTTTTTCTCTTTTATTGTTGCATAGTATGAAACATTTAATTATACTATGAATATAACCAAAGGAGAAAACAATGAATCATTTTATAGCAATCGACGTTCAGGACAAACTTGGAAACATCTATCTGACCTGTTCATCTATGAGAGTTGCAATTGCTTATTGTAACTTGCACAACCTTCAAATCATCGATCAGGATCTTGTGCCTGAGTTGGATGATGATGGAGAGTTCACTAACGAAAACATCTTAATCATAACCGTACAAGATGATTCTCATACAACATATGAAGATGAATTGATGCCTGATAACTCTCATTATGAAGGCGATTGGGAATCATACAGAAGCAATAACCGATAACCAAAGGAGCAAACAATGGACTATATAAACAAACTAAGAGCAGATATTCAACAACTAGAAGAACAGATCGAGGTTCTCAGTGAAAAGATACCTGATGCAATATTCAAGGGTCCTGCCCAAGATCTTCAAAAGTTACTTTTTAGAATTGACAGCCTAAAAAGCAGATTGATCTCAGTACAGTCTTCTTTGATCAGATCATTATCAAGCAGGCTTGAATCAGAATCTGGAATGTTAGATCGAGTGTTGGGGGTGTCAAAATGAACAATATTCTAATCGAATTCGCATATGAATGTATAAAATACAGAACAGAAATATATACATTCCTCTTCTCTCTTTTTCTTATCTCTTCTCTTTTCCTTCTAGGAGCAAACAATGAATAGACCCAATATAGAAGGATTCACAATAAAAGAGTGCGAAGAACATATTAAAGATCTCTATGTAGCTATCAACGTATATACATTGAAACTTCATACCATCAAGGACATCAAAGAAGGAATTGAAGCCGCTTGCACACAGATTCAAATGTATAGAGAACTAGATGAAACCTATCAACAACTCACAAAACTACTTAAACAACTAACCAACTAACTAACCAACTAATCAAAGGAGTTATTATGTCGCAAACTTATGATGTCTATTCAAATGGATATGAAACCGATCTGGATTTAAGAATACAATCAAATTGCCTTACATTTCAAAAAACAGGCAAGTCACCACAAAAACTTGAATGTATTACTGTAGAATGGTATGAAACTTTTAAAATTAAGGATTCGGCAGGGAATACAGAATATGAACATGGAGGTTTTCAAAAACACTTTAAACATCCAGTACACGCGCGATCTTTTGCCATTGCTTTAGTATTAGGTCATACAAATAGTTCGTTAGCCAAAGATGTGTACAATTGTGAAGGAGAGGATTTTGAGTCTGTATCAGAACTAGGAGATGTTCAAGATAGATTTTTTGGACATCGCACTTACAAAGGATCCTTTCATAGATATGTAATTATGGAATGGAAATTTAATTTTAGCATAGGAGCAAACAATGACTAAGCAGGAAATTATTCAAAGCCTTAACCAGTATGTTGATCAGATTGTTGAACAACATAAAAGAGAACAGTTCTCGCGATATGTCAAAAGTAAAAAAGTGACATTTGAGGAATGCTATATGTTTCTAGAATCCAGAGATCCTTTTATCTTTGGACAGACCAAAAGCAGATGGACACAGAAAATCACTTTCAGAACCTACAAGCACAGAATGCAGACAGAAATCAAATGTAGCTGTCCAGATTGGAATCATAACTTGCAAAGGAAACAGGTCCCTTGCAAGCATATATTCGCACTTATTGAAAGATACCAGAGTAAAAGAAACCATATAAACAATACAATCAAAGGAGAATAAAATGAAACTCATAAAACTAACACAACGCATAATTAATCTTGAAGGCGATCAAATAGTATCTGTCTATGTAAATATTGAATACATATCTATGATTGAAGAGTATTGCCAAAGAGATATTGATCAGCATAAGAATAGAACAGGAATAACTCTTAATAGTACTGTTACAATAGAAGTCTGTGAAGATATAGAAGAGGTGATTAGAAGAATACACCTTCAAACTATTAAATATGAAGATGGGCAGTTTTTTATCAATGGTGAACTTCAAACAATCAAAGGAGAATAACAATGAAACTCAATATATATATCAACCGACTTGTTAGAGATGTTGAGAAAAAGATCGGTAAGAAAGAAACTATGAAAGAGATTGGAGTAAATAGAACAACTATCTTCAGATGGAAGAAAAACTATTATCCGTTATCTACGGACAACTTAGAGCATGTCTGTAGAAAGTACGTTGAAATATTTCCAAAAACAGATCTCAAAGAGATATTAATGCAAGGTCTAATTTATTGGTTGGAGGATAGATTGAAAAAGAAAGTATAACAATTAATTGTCAATCTTAATATAAAAGGCTAGATTTATTCTAGTCTTTTTTTATGGGAGTTCTTTATGGCAGGAAAGAAGAAGAAAGAGAGTATAGGAGAATATGTTGATATTGATTCACTTGTTGAATGGGAACATAATCCAAGGATCAACACAGAAGCAGTTTCAAAGGTTGCAAGATCTATAGAAAGATTCGGTTTTGCTTCTCCTGTAATAGCACGAGAAGAAGATTCAATGGTTATTGCAGGTCATACTAGAATTGCAGCTGCTAGATCTCTAGGGTTGCAAACTGTACCTGTTAGATATATGAAACTATCGAGAACAGAGGCTGAATTGCTTGCTATTGCTGATAATAAACTGGGAGAGATATCAGATTGGAATGAGGATATGCTGAAAGATATTCTCTCTGCTCTTCCTGAAAATGATCTAGATGATATTGGTTTTTCTTTAGATGAACTTGATTCACTTCTCGAAAACATAAATACAGAGTTACCTCCTGAATCTGATAATGCTGTTTATGGTGATGATTATGAAGATGCTGATAATCTAGACCTTGAACGGGTTAAAATAGCAGAAGAAGGAGGGATCTATGCAGTTGGGGATCAATATGTTCTATGTGGTGATTGTGTTGAAATATTGCGTAGTTTTCCGGATAACTCAATAGATAGTATTGTTTGCGATCCTCCTTATGGCATCGGGTTTATGGGTAAGGATTGGGATCATTCTGTACCTACAGAAGAATGGGCTAGAGAATGCTTCAGAGTATTAAAACCGGGCGGTCATATTGTCGCTTTTGGTGCTACAAGAGCAATTCATAGAATGGTTTGTGCTTTGGAGGATGAAGGGTTTGAGATTAGAGATATGATCAATTGGTTGTACTTCTCAGGTTTTCCGAAATCACACGATATATCAAAGCAGATAGATAAGATGAAAGGAGTAGAGAGAGAAGTTGTAGGATATGGAGATGGTGGTTTACATAGAGGATCAGGAACTACTGTAGCATTTGGAGTTGGTAATTCAAAAGAACAATCACCTATAACAAAACCTGCTACAGAAGAAGCACAATATTGGGAAGGATGGGGAACTGCCTTAAAACCTGCTCAAGAGCCTGCTATCCTTTGCAGAAAGCCTATAGAGAAGGGTTTGAATGTATCAGAGAATGTTTTGAAGTGGGGTACAGGTGC